CTGCAGATGCGCGCCCTTGCCATCCTCACCGAGCGGCTGGGGGAAATGCTCATCAACTGGCTAGCCAAGCGATATGGCGTGGCCAATTTGGAGGCACCGACTATGCGCGCTGTGTTCGAGATCCAGGGCATCGAGTTCGTGCGCGACGTCCCGGCCGAATGCCAGCGGTTGGTCGTGCCTGTCCTAATGCCAGGCGGCGGGTTCGGTGCTCGCTACTACGACAATGCTCACGAGTGCGTTCCGCGCGGCGATGGGCTCGCCGTGGTATTTGTCCCAGCAGAAGACCAGGGGGAATCCGATGACTGAGAATCTTGCCGCCGACTACACACCGACAGAGCGCGTGCTCTTACTGGTGTCCAACATCGTCGCCCAATCGCAGATGGTCCTGACCGCTGTTGCCGAGGGGCGCGAGCATCAGCTCGGGGTCTACCAAAACGAATACGGCCGCGTGATCCAGCCCGGCAAGCAGCAGCGCAAGCGCCTGGTGGGCATGATCGTGGTCGGCGAGATCCTGCAGCAACTGACCGATGCCTTCGTGGCCGCACGCGAGACCCCGGACGGCCAGGCCCTACTGGCCAAGATCGAAGTCAAGCACAAGGAGGCGTCCGATGTTGACCACCAGCCTGGTCCTCAGGACGTATCGGCGGCAGGTTGAGCGTCTGCCCGGCGAGCCTGAGCGGGACTTTGCCCATCGGGCGGAGCTTGTCATCCCCGACCTGAAGCGGTACGCTTTAGAGCGGCATCCGAGTCGCAACATCAGGGCCGTGGTCAGGTACAGCGCCGACATGTCCCTGGCCACCGTCGAGGTCTCGCCGCTGAAGGACGGGCGTGGGCTATGAGCAAACCGATCACACCCCGGCAAGAGCACTTTGCCCGCCTGCTGGTCGAGGGCAAGATGACCCAAGAGCAGTGCTATGTGGCTGCCGGGTTCAAGGGCGGCAACGGCAACGCCAGCCAGCTAGCGCGCCGGCCAGCGGTCAGGGAGTACATCGACCGGCTGAGGGCCAAGGCCGAGAGGCGCGCGGTGGCTGATCTTGCCTACGTGATGGACGGCCTCATGGCCGTGGCCGAATCAAGCAAGAGACTTGTCCCTCATGATGTGGTTGGCGGGGAGCTTGTTGAGAAGATGGCCGACGCCAGCGCCGCCAACCGCGCGCTCGAGCTGCTGGGCAAGACCATGGGTGCCTTCGTCGACCGCACGCAAGTCGACCTCTCGGAGAGCACGCGCCAATACATCGATCGCCTGGTCGGTGTAGTGGTCTCCGAGGTGCACGATCAGGAGACGCTGCGCCGCATCATCGAGCGGCTGGAGGGAGAGATTGGGGGAGGTGGTGCTGCCGGGTGATTCGCACGTCATAGGCCGCCACTTCCTGACCGCCCTGCGCGCCGCCGTGCCATCGCCTGAGGTGATGGCTGCGCGGCGTGACCCCAATGCATTCTGCGAGTATTGCTTCACTGACGACCAAACAGGGCTTCCCATCCGCCAGGCGTGGCATCACCGGCACTGGCAGTCGATGACGGCGGCCAATGATCGGCTAGTGATGTGGTATCCCATTGAGCACGGCAAGACCACGCAGGCCAAGATGACGCTTTGCCGCCTGCTCGGGCAGCATGGTGATCGGCAGTACGCCTACATGAGTTCCAAGGAAAAGCAGACGGCCAAGATGGTTGGCGCCGTCGGCCGTGAGATCCTGGGCAATGACAGGCTGCGCGAGGTGTACCCACGCTTGCGCCCTCAGGTCCAGCAGCATACCGCTGCGCTCGAGGAATGGGGGCGCACGAGCATCCGTGTGGCTGATTGCCCCCGCGGCTCGAAAGATCCGTCATTGGCCGGCTACGGCATCAAAGGCCAGATCCTTGGCGCGCGCCTGCACGGCATCATCTTGGACAATGTGTTGGACGCCGCCAACACCAGGACTCAGGCTAATCGTGAGTGGCTGATATCTGTTATCAAGGACGAGATTCTGGGGCGTGTGCTGCCAGGGGGCTTCGTCTGGATTCTCGATACGGCGTGGTTCGCCGATGATTTGCTGCACCACATGGCGGGCCAGCCGGGATGGAACAGCGTCAAGTTCGACGCCGAGGTTGGCAATGGGGATGACTCCACGCTGTGGCCGGCGCAGTGGCCGCAGGAGCGCCTGACTGCCAAGCTTGCCGAGATCGGGCAGACGGCCTACGACCGCCAGTTCCGCAATCGCCCCCTGAGCGAGAGCTTCAACTTCTTTCGCGCCGAGTATTGGGACGCAGCGCACGGCAAGTGCCCGTGGCTTGACTCCTGGGATCCGTCGTTTCTCGGGGGGACAAGTCAGGTGCAGATGCGCACGGGGGTAGACCTGGCTACGCGCAAGGGCGAGTCGCACGACCTGACGGCCATGAGCACCATTGTTGGAAGTGGGCACATGCGGTACCTGGTCAACCTGCAGTCTGCGCGCATGGAGGGCACGGAGATCGCCAGGCGGATGGTGGCAATCTACAGGGCCTTTCACGGCCCCGTGAATCGTGCTGGGGGCAATGCCGAGTTTGTGGTTGAAGACAATGCGGCTCAGAAATACATCGTTGACATGTTCCACGATGCGCGGGTGTGCTCGGCTTTGGGCTTGACTCCGGCGGAGACGGCTGATATTAGGGTTCGCGGTCGGACGACTACAGCGAAGAGGCGCGATTGCGAGCTGGGGGTACAGGGGCTGGCTTCGGCCATCGAGATGGGCCGGTGGGGTTTTGCGATGGGCGATGAGACGCGCCAACTGCGGGAAGAGATGAAGGCTTGGACGCCTGAGGCGAGCCACTACGGCGATCGCTTGATGTCGGTGTGGATTGCCAGCGCCGATCTGGCGACGGCCCCTGAGTCTTTCTCGTTCGACTACGTGTAAGGAGCGTCATGGCAAGGAATCGCAAAACCTCAAGGCAGCGACGGGCAATGATGCCAGCCGTTTCGTCGAGCGTCGAGCGTGCGATGACCGCCGTGGGCGAAGAGAAATCCAACGTCAGGTTCGACAACGTATCACTGTTCAAGCAGGGCCAGCCGCTCATTTACGGCCAAGGCGCACGCGATATCGACAGTGCCTACCACCGCTCGTGGGTCGCCTTTTCCTGCATCCACCGCATCGCCACTGATGCCGCTGGTATCCCCATGCACGTCCTGCGCGATCCTGCCGACCCAGACAGCCGGGTGCCGGACTCGCACCCGCTGGCCTCGCTGATTGCCAGGCCGTCGCCGCATTTCTCGCAGCCGGAGATGGTGCAGTGGCTGTTCACGTGGCTGGCCCTGCGTGGTGAGTACTTCATCAAGTTCGATGATCCGCGCAGCCCGCGGCAGATGGTGTTCTGGCTTGACCCCAGGCATTGGCGCGAGGATCTGGTCGATGAGGTCCCGGCCCGCTGGAAATACCAGAAGGGCGGCAGCACATACACAGGCTCGGTGGCCGAAGTGCTGCACACATGCGAGATCAACCCGGCCAATCCGTGGCGCGGCATGTCGCGCCTGCAGGCTGCTGCTTACGCCTACGGCATCGACACCATGGCCGAGGTCCTGCAGTCGGATGTGATCGCGCGCGGCGGCGAGCGCGTGGTGATCTGGGAGTTCCCGGCAACCCTGACGACCGACCAGCGCGATCAGGCGAAGAGTGAGTTGCGTGGGCGACGGCGCAACGACGGCACGATTTCTCACGACGTGGTTGTGCCTGTCGGCGCCAAGTTGATGGACGGCAAGTTCCTTGAGTCGGACCTCGCCATCCTCGAGAGCCAGAAGATGCAGCCGGACAAGATCTGCGCCGTGTACGGCATGAGCAAGTCGCTGCTGGGCTTCGAGGATATCGACAAGTACGCCACGTTCCAGGGCCGTCTCAAAGTCTATTTCACGCAGACGCTCATCCCGATGTTGCGGCGTGTCGAGTCCGGATTCGATGCGCACTTCAACACGTACCTTGGGGCTGCGTGGCGCGGGTACGTGCGGTTCGACATGCGGCAAGTCGAGGCTCTATTCGAGGATACCATCGAGCGGTTCACCGCGGCCAACCTGGCGCACGCTGGCGGCATCCCGTGGAGCGAGTGCAACCGCCGGTTCCGGCTCGGGCTGGACATCGAGGCCATCCCCGGCGCCGAGGCGGTGCTGGTCAGCAGTGCGCTGGCGCCTATCGACAAGCTGATTGCTGAGTGGGATATGCCGGCAGAAGAGCCGGCTTTGCCCCCGCCACCTGTGGCCGATGAGCCCAAATCGGCTGTCGCCGTCCAGCACAAGGATGGCCTGACCCAAGCCCTGATTCTCAAGCGCGCCGGCGACACGCGCGCCAAGATCCAGCGCGACATGCGCCTGCTGAGGGCACAGGGCAAATACAAGGCGGAGCATCGCAAGCTGCTGGCTGGCGTGGGCTCTGCCATCCGATCGGGCCTCGACAACGAGCCGACGCCATTCAAGGTGCGGCAGGCTATCGAAGCGGCCTTCGCCGATGTGCCCGACAAGATGGCCGCCATGGCCGCCAAGTATCAGGGCATCGGAGCCAGCGAGGGCCAGCAGGCCATCGTCGAGCTGGTCACGGGCAAGATGACCGATGCCGAGCTGAACGTGTGGAAGGCCCGCGCACCCTGGCGGCCGGAGGTCACCGACCACATTAAGCGCCGGGAGAACCTGATCAAGGGCATGGCCAACGACTTGTTCCAGGACGTGATCGGTGCTGCGCTCGAGGCCGTAGGCGAGGGCGCCGAGTCCAGCGAGCTTGTGCACCTGATTGCCGAGCGCATGGCCAGCGGGCCGGGTGGGGCGCACAGGGCGCCGACCATCGCGCGCACCGAGATCGGCACGGCCTACAGCGTGGCCCGCGATGCGGAGATGCGCGGCCAGGGATTCGGCAAGCACATGTGGCTGACGGCCAATGACGATGTGGTGCGCGACGGCAGCGAGCCCGGCGAGTTTGACCACAGCAAGTGTCATGAGGAAGTGCGCAACATCGGCGAGAATTTCTCCTGTGGTTTGCCGTTCCCCATGGCCCCCGGCGGCGAGGCCGGCAACGTCATCAATTGCCGCTGCGAGACTATTCCCCTGGTGGAAGGAGCGTCCTAATGCAGATCGTGGAACTTGAGGGCGGGATGCTCTTGTGCGTGAAGTCCAATCCCGTGCTGGTGTCCGAGGTGGCCGTCGACCAGCAGACCAAGCGCATGGTGGCCATGGTCTCCACCGAAAACGTGGACAGTGACGGCGACGTGATCCATCAGGGGCGCAACAAGCGGGGCGCCGGCTGGGACCTGGTGAAGTTCAACGCCGGCCCGCTCATGACGTGGATGCATGACATCATGCGCCCGAACATCGCCAGCCCTGACGTCAGGGCCAAGGTGGGCACGGGGGACAAGGGCAAGGCCCTGTTCTTGGACCCGTTCGCGTTTGACCCCGGCGATGAGTTCGCCATGGATCTGGCCGGCAAGTACGCGCGCGAGGTGCTGAAGGAGACGAGCGTGGGCTTCATCGGCCGGGTGTGGGACTGGCGCAACAAGGAAAACAACGTGATCGGCCGGGAGTACTTCGAGCAGGAGTTGATCGAGGTGGCGGCAGTCAATCGTGGGTCCAACCCCGACACGCGGGTCGAGGTCAAGTCGATGATGGCCCGCATGGCAGTTAGCCCCAAGGTCATCAAGAGCCTGGAGACGGGCGGGGACAGCGAGCTGCTGGCCCTCAAGGATGCGGTGGACGAGGTCAACGAGCAGCTTCGGATTCTGAGCAACGCCATCAAGTCGTTTTCCGATTGCAATCCTGAGCGCGTTGTTGTATTGGACGGCGCGCGCAAGATTGCCGATGAGCGCCACGCGCTCAGTCAGCAGACCCTCAAGCGGCTCGGCGAGGTCGGGCTGTTGCAGGGGTAGCCAGCGGTGGTCGAGGTCGCCGCGCACGGCGCCCTATGGGGGCAAAGTCAAGAGAGAGGACAGGGACAATGAAGCACATGCGAGACCTGCTGCTGCTGGCGCCGGACGGCGACGGTGGCGGCCCCGCGACCCTGGAGCAGGTGGCCGAGAAGGTGCTGACTATCGCGGCCAACCAGAAGTCGCTGCACGAGACCGTCAACAGCACGCTGCTGCCGCTGCCCGAGGCCATCAAGGCCCTGAAGGCCGACAGCGAGGCCCTGACTGCGCGCATGGACGCCGAGACCGCCGCCATCAAGGCCGCGCTCAAGGAGTCCCACGGCGGCGTCAGCGGCGCGGAGGACTGGCTGAACATGGTCGGTAAGGCCATGATCGGCCTGGCCCAGAAGAAGCGCCTGGGCTCGGTCGATTCCTCGATCATGTTCAAGGGCGACGTCAACCTGGCGCAGATGGTGCAGAAGGCCGCCGCGACCTTCGACACCACGACCAACGCCACGGCGGCCTACCTGCTGCCCGAGATCCTGATGCCCGGCTTCATCGAGCTGGGCGACATCTACGGCAACCTGTGGCCGCTGCTGACGAAGTTCACGGCGCCGATGGGCCAGCGCATCCACATTTCCCCGCAGACGGTGCGCCCGGTTGCCAGCCGGCGCGCAACGCAGGGCGGGGCGATGACCGAGGCTGGCGCCGGATCGGCTCCGAACAACGTGACTCTCGGTTTCGGCCGCGACACGATCACGACGGAGCTGATCTACGTCTACCTGACCATCGCCAACGAGATGCTGAACGCCACGGGCATTGGCTTCGCGGCCATCGCGACGGCCGAAGCTTTGCGGGCGATGAACAAGCTCGACGAGTACGACGTGCTGGCTGGCACCGAGTCTGGCGGCGCCCCCAGCGACGGCGTGATCGCCGTGGCTACCGACCAGGGCACGATGGCGTCGGCCAGTTTCGGCAACGTCATCAACTTCCTGCAGGACTGCATCGACGACAACGAGGTCGCCTCCGATCCGATGCGCAACGTGCTGTTCATGACGCCGCGCGACGGTCTGGCGCTGGCCGCGCAGGCGGTCGGCACCTCGGAGCTGACCGGAATGCTGGTGTGGGGCAACCCGCGCCAGGGCATCCCGACCACGCTGATGGGCTACCCGGTGGTCACGCACCCGGCGTGCTACAACGGCACGTCGCGGCACATGCTGTTGGGCGACCCGCGCAAGATCTTCGTCGGTCAGGACGCGAGCTATGGCGTCGACTTCTCGGAGCACGTCAAGTTCGCTGACTACGAGACGGCGCTGCGTATCGTCAACCACGATGACTGGTCGATCCCGCAGCCGACCGAATGGCACAAGGTGGTCGTCACCGGCTAGTCCGGTGCATCTGTTCGGGGGGCGGCTTCGGCCGCTCCCCGGATCAAGGAGACAGCGATGGCGAAGAAACTCAGCGACAACCCGCCGGGCCCCACGCGCGAGCGCGAGCCGGTGGTCGACCCTGTGCCGTCGGCGATGGCCACGGCCAACAGGGCGCGGCCCAACCCGCAGCCGATCTACTACCAGCGCGGCATCCCGGGCCGCGACGGCAGCGGCGAGTGGATCGTCGGCCACCGGGGAGCGGTCATGATGCCCAACGGCGACTACGCGCGCGCGGGGGACACGTTCAACCAGCGCGATGAGGGCTTCAATGACGCGCAGATCCGGCACCTGGCCGGCCAGTTCATCGAGCCGAACAAGGACCGGCAGCCCAAGCCCGAGATGGTGCGCAAGCCCCTGGCCGGTAACCTGGTGACCAAGGAGGCCGCTGGTGACGGTGGCAAGGCTGACGCTCCCTCGTGCTGAGGGTAGGCTGGTGGTCGGGTCGCCGGAGGCGGCCCTGACGCTGCCCAGGCAGGAGGCCGCCTTGACGGTCGGCTCTCCTGCTCTGGCGTTGGTGTTGCCCCGTCAGGACGCGCGCCTGTTATGCCGTGACGAGTTGCCGGACACGTTCACAGCGCCGACGCTGACCGACTGGTCGCTGATCGCCGAAGACCTTGAGCTGTCGGGGGCAAGGGTCACCGTGGTTTCGGTGACCACGGCCGGCAGCCCGTGCCGGGTCAAGTTGACGCTGGTGCATGCGTCGGCCAGCGAGGATTACGCGACCAAGTACAGCAGCCCCGACGCGAACGAGCACGCGGGGATGGCGACGGACATCACGGCGCTTGCCGACCGTGGGCTGACCTACGATCTGTACTGGACGTGGACGAGCGGAAACGAAACTGGTGGCCCGACGCTCGTTGCTGCGGCTGCGGTATACGTGCCGTTGTCTGGCGAGGGCGACTTCCCGGCGGAGGCTTGAGGCATGGCTGGTCAGATGGTGAACATCAATGCCTGGAAGGGCGTCGGCGGTCAGGTGCTTTCGTGCCAGGTCTTCGACGCCGATGGCGCGGCCTACGACCTGACGGACATGGACGTCACGGTCAGCGCGACCCTCGACTCGGTTGACCAGTTCCGTGACCTCGCCTGCACGCTGGATGGCGACCCCACGACCGGGCGCTTTACGTTCACCCCATCGGCTGAGGAATTGGCCAATGATGGGGTGTATCTGATGCAGGCGACCATTGACAACGGCGGCGTGATCGCCAAGACCGACGTCAACACGCTGACGGTGAAGGTTCCCGTCTAGGAGGGCGCCGTGGCTCTGACGCTGACAGCTGATCCCATCATGAGCGTCAACGACGCTCGGACGCTGCTTGATGTGTCGGTGGAAGCCGAGGCCATCCTCGTCATCAATGCCCTGAGCGAAAAGCTCAAGCGGTATCTGCAGCGGGTGCAAATCAACCTCGACACCGACAACAACATCGTTGAGCGCATCCGCCCCTATGGCGGGCAGTACCTGCACCTGCACGCTCCGATCTGGACCGGCAGCGGGTTCACTATCGAGGCTTCGGTCTACAGCGGCGGGGCGATCGCTGATACCTACACCTTCGCCAATGACGAGCTGCAGTACACGACCAGCGACCAGGCGTCCAAGATCCTGCTGGTCAGCGGCCAGTGGCCGGACGAGACCTTGAACGGCTACGTCGAGGTCACGTACAAGGGCGGTTGGGCCACGGTGCCCGCCGACGTCGTGCAGGGCGCCGTGATGCAGGGTCGGGTGGACCTGCGCCGCATCCGCGGCGAGGTCGGGGTGACCAGCCGCGGCGTGCAAGGCGAGAGCACGCAGTATCAGACGGCGGGTCTGATCCGTGAGTGCCTGGATCTGTGGCAGCCGTACCGGGTGATGATTTGAAAACGCTGACGGCATCCCTGAGCGGCGGGTCGCTTGGCGACCAACTGGGCGGGTTCCTGAACGGTGGCCACTGGCCGCCGCTCAAGCGTGCTGTCTCGCGCGGCATCCGCGACAGCCTGGCCATCACGCAGCGCGTGCACAAAACCGAGGTCGTGGGCCGCGGCATTGGCCCCTGGGGCGGCGTGTGGTCCACGCGCACGGGCGAGGCGCTGCGGAGCTTTCACATTGCCATGGCGCCCGAGACACTGGAAGGCGCCTACGGCTCGGAGTTGACGCGCATCGGCGTGCTTGAGATGGGCACGCAGGAGGCTCTTGGAGGCCCGCTCAAGCCGCGTAACGGGAAGTACCTGGCCATTCCCACGCAGAATGCCAAGCGTGGCAAGGGCCGTGGGCTGGCGCCCCGCGACACGCCGGGGCTGGTATTCATCACGTCGAAGGCCGGCAACCCCTTGCTTATTCGCCCCAAGGGGAAGGGGCAATTCGATGTCATGTTCCTGTTGCGTACTGAGGTGACGATCCCGCCGCACCCGACCATGGAGCGCGCCGTCAGGCGCGCGCAGCCGGCGGTGGACGCCCGCCTGCTCAAGGCCGTCGAGGAAGGCTTGCAGCCGAAGGGGCTCAAGTAATGCCCAACTCGATTGAGCAGTTTGTCCCGTGGCGCATCTTGCAGTACGTCAAGACGCGCCTCGAGGTCGAGTTGGGCCAGCACGGCGGGTACAACACCCAGCCGCTGGTCACGCTGGATTACGAGGCGTGGCGTAACTCGACGGTGGACTGCGCGCTGTTCATCGACTCGCCAGATCTGCGCATGTCCGAACACAACATCGGCGACGGCTCGACGGGGGCAACGCGGGTCACGCCCGAGGTGGTGCTGACCATCTACGGCAGCGTCAAGACCAAGCTGGATCAGCCGCAGCGGGCGATGATGGCGCTGCTCCAGGACACACTGACGCTGTTGTCGGTGCACCCTAAGGACATGCGAGCGGCCATTGGGTGCGGTGTGACGATGCGCGTGCAGAGCGCCGATACGGCGACATTCAACCTCACGGGTCTGGTGGAGTCGGTTTTCAACCTCGAAGTCGTGTACAGCTACCAGCAGGGTTCGACCTGGTAGCAGAGAAAGGAGCCAGAAATGGCGATCATGATTGGCGATTCTGGCGGCATCGCGGTTGGCGTCGAGGCCACCTACGGAACGGCTGCTGCCACGAAGGTCTGGCAGTCCCCCATCTCGGCAAGTCTCGGGCTGCGCAAGGGCCTGATCGACAACGGCGTCCTGCGCGCATTCTATCCGGCGGCGCGTAAGTACGCGCGCGGCTACTGCGACGGCGATACGGTGGTGGCCTATCACCGCAAGCGCAGCGTCAACAGCGTCATCCTCGGCTCACTCGGCACGCTGGCCACCAACACCTACACCTTCGGGGCCGGCACGGCGCCGACCAACACGGTCGGCAACACCGTCTGGATCGACCGCGGCGGCCACCTCATGCAGCACACCGGCTGCATCCTGACCAAGTTGCGCTGGGATCTGGCGGCCAACAAGCCCATCCGCCTGTCTGCTGAGTGGCTGGGGCGGGCCGGGACCAAGGAGTCTACGGTGTCCATCACGGCGCCGACCGAAGCCGATATCCAGTATGATTCCGACCTGACCACGTTCACCTTGGGCGGGGCGACAATCTGCATCCTGGCCGCGACTATCGAGGTCGCGCCGCAGGTGACGAGCCCCGATCGCGCGTGCCTCGGTGGGGCCAACATCAAGAAGCCCGTGATCTACGGCGAGTACATGATCACCGCCAGCCTGACCTGCGAGCTGGCGACCGACACCGGCGACAACACGGTGGCCGAGCTGGACGACTACATCGCCGGCACGGCGACTGGCGATCTGGTCATCGACGACTTCACCATGGCTGGAACCTACATGACCGGCGATTTCCCGTCGCTGCAGGCCGGCCCGATTCAGTTCCCGCTCAACCTGCGGGCTAACTACATGACCCTGCTGACGGAGGCGTGATGGACAGCATCATCAAGGCCGGGCGGTGGGAGACGACGATTGGCGGCGTGCACTTCGTCTCGCGGCGCAAGTGCACGGCCGTTATGGTCAAGGCCGTGGGCTTCCTGCGCGTGGCCGGCCAGTTGGACGGCGCGGGCAAGCCCAACCCCGAGTCGGTCAGCGAGGCGTCGCAGATCAAGTTTCTCGAGGCCGTGATGCGGGCTGCGGTAATCGAGCCTGTCATTGCCCCTGAGGGCGAGCCCACGGTGCCCGGCGTGCAGTACGCTTTCGAGGATCTGCAGGCTTGCGCCGACGTGTGGGCGGTGGAGTTCAACGGATCTGGGCTGAGTGCGGACCCTACGCCGCCCTCTTGCGAGGCGTAGAGGGCGCCATGCTCGCAAGGGGGCTTGATCAGTTGTCCCGGCGGTACGGGAAGGCGCCCCACGAGTGGCTTGAGATGGACGACGTTCACTTCGCGCTGGCCTGGTCGGTGATGTCCAGGGCCGAAGCTCAGGAGGATGGTTGATGAGCATCGGGAAGCGCGTAGTTGAGATCGTCCTCAAGGCCACCGACGATACCACCGGGGCATTCAGCGGCCTGACCAAGAAGATTGCCGCTCTGAGCAAGGAGTTTCCTGCGCTTGGGGTGCTGGCTGGGCTAGGGTTTGGGAAGATCATCGAGTGGGCGGGGAAGGCTGCTCAAGCGATCCAGCAGGCCGTAGCGGCGAATATCCAATTGGGCGCGTCAATGGATGACATGTCTCAGCGGACTGAGCTTTCCGTTGAGACTTTGATGCGTTGGAAATACGTCGCCGAGCAGGGCGGCGCGCAGGTCTATGATTTCGAGGCGGCGCTCAGGAAGTTGCGCAAGACGATGGCTGATGCCATGTCCGGGAATAAGGAGGCCGTTGACCTCTTTGCTCGGCTCGGCGTGGAGTTCAAAACCGCAGACGGCAAGTTGCGTGATCTTGAGACGGTGATGCTTGAGATCGGCCAGGTCATCAACAAATTCGGCGCCCAATCGGTGCAGGGCGCTGCGGCGCAGGACGTGCTTGGTCGAAGCTCGGGCGCCGTGGTGGCCATCCTCAAGCAGGAGACCTACGAAATCAAGCGGCAGCTAGCCGAGGCTGAGGCGTTCACGTCCAATATGACTACGGCATGGGCGCAGAACAGTGCGGCCATGGACGACGCCATGCAGCGGGCAAAACAGCTGCGCGAGAATCTTGTGGCTGGCCTGATGCCGGACATGTCTGGCCTGGTCAATTTCTGGAATGACTCGTTGCTTTTGATCTTCAAGCCTGAGGATTGGAAGAAAGTCAATATTGCTCAGGCCGATGCGGCAGTTGCTGCTGGTAAGGCAACGGCTGAGGCATACGTCGGCGGCCTCCTGAGTGGAATCGAGGCCGACGCCAAGGGCGAATCCAGCCAGGTCACGCCGCTGATCCTCGAGGCCCTGCGCGCTGGCATCAGTGTCACGGAGCCGGTGCTGGATCCCGACACCATGTTGCTGGTGGACAAGCAGCGCACGGCTGAGGCGATTGCCGCCGACCTGCAGGAGGCCCTGATCCTGGCCCGCGACATGGTGGGCCCTGGCGGCATGCAGGGACAGGGCAAGCCTGATGACGAGTCGCCCGTCATCCCCGACTACATTCTGCCGAAGCCCGAGCAGATGCAGCCCTTCATCGGCCTGACCGATGAGGCGGCTGAGGTCCTGGTGGCGCTCAAGAAGGAGGCGCTTGACGCGGCCATGGCCTATCAGGATCTGGCTGGCGAGGGCGACCAGGCGATGCAGGCGCTGGCCGCCATGCGCGAGGTCATTGACACCCTGCCGCCGGGGCTCGATCCTGAGGTGCTGCAGCAGATCATCGACTACTACCGTGAGCTGCGCGATGAGGTGGTCGAGCTTACCGACACGCAGGATGCCCTGCGCAGCATGGCCTTTGACGTAGCCAATGGGCTAGGCGCTGTCGGCAGCGAGGCTATGCAGGCGTGGATGGACGGCACAGCCGGCGCCATGAAGTTCGCCAGCGCTGTCGGCAACGTAGTTAAGAAAGCCATCGCCGATCTCATCATGCAGCTGCTGATTGTCGGGCCGCTCATGAAACTCTTCGGTTCGTTTGGCATCCCCGGCCTGGCTCAGGGCGGGACCATCCCGCGTGCGGCTGCCGGCTACTCGGTGCCCGATGGCCCCAGGGGCATGGATTCGCGGCTCATTATGGCCATGCCCGGCGAGGAAGTCATCAACCGCAATCTGTCGCGCCGGCTTGACAGGATGATCAGCGCCTATGAGTTCGGTGCCGCCGTGTCGCCGTTCGCCATGGGCAATGGCTCACGCGGTGGGGGCAATGTGATCCAGTTCAACGTCGGCCGCCCCGTCAGCGTGCTGGACGGATTGGCTTACGGCGAAGCAGCCGTTGTCGCCTCGCGCAAATATCAGGAGGCCAACCTGTGAGCCGTCCTGCGCTGATCAACCTGGTTCGCAAGTCGCTGGTCTCGGCGTCGATGACTCACGACTACACGACGCCAGGCGAGCTTGCTGCGCGGCACGATGAGATCAAGCTGGTCGACCCTGACGGCGATCCATGCGCCGTGCCCATGCAGCCTCAGGAAGACGACATCGACTACCAGTACAACTACGTGACGGGCGCTAAGGGCCACGCAGTGCGCGGCACGTTGGTGGACGTTGACCTGAGCATCGATTACATCGACGATGCCACGTGGTCGAAGCTCAAGCAGTGGCAGCGCGAGCGGGCGCTTGTTTGGCTGCAGCCGAATCTCGGGCGCAATACCGTTTTCTCATGGCGCGCTGTGGACATGAAGGCAGGGTTCTTTGATGGCGGCACGGCGGCCAAGGACCTGACCGGCAGCTATTCGCTGACGGCCACTTACGGGCAGTACCTCAGGTATTGGGACGCCGAGCGCCGCATCTTCCTGCCCAAGACTACGGGCAACAAGGCACAGATCGTGGCCACGCGCGGGGGCGGCGGGCTGGTGTCGTTCCCCTCGGTGGTCAACCGCATGGTGCCGACCTACCCGAAGTCGGCCACCTTGGGCAGCGGCGCTACGGAGAGCGGCTGGGAGGCGGGCGGCGCCGACTTCGGACACATCAGCGCCGCGCACGTGTCGGGAGGATTCGGACAGGCAGATTGCCCCGACTCGCTGCGTGTGACGGTTGCTGCGTCGGCATCGATCGATCGGTATCTGTACATCACCGATCAGTTCAACTCGGCGCATGCCAACTACGCTGGATATGCGTTCGCCAACAGCCTGTCGGCCATGGCTACCGTCTGGTTGCGTGGCCGGCTGCCGGCTGGCGCTACGTTGATGCTTGGCACCAACATCTACGGCGGGTCAGACTATACAGAGCGCAGCCTGGCCGGCCTGCGGCTGGACGGCTGGACGCCTGTTACCGTCCAACACTACTCGACCGCCTGGGCCTCCAACCCGGCGTTTGTTGTGCTGCGCCTGAATGACACGGATGGCATGGCCTGTGAGTTCGAGATCGGGCCGACGATGATCTGCCAGCAGTCGGGGTACAGCGGAATGCCAGCGGCTGCGGTCTGGACGCCTCAGGTGACTGGCGGCACAGCGTCAGGGACCAGCCGGGTGGCGACCGGAAGCAGCGTGCGCCTGCCGGGCCAGGGGACGCTTGTCTGCTCGTTCTGGGCGCCGGCCGATCTGTCGGCGGCCTGGCGCGCCTTGAGTACCATGGAGCTTTGCGGCAACACTGACCTGCGGCTGAGGTACACCATCGGCACTAGCGGTAGCGACACGATTTCGATTGTCGGGGTGTCTCCCGCCAACACGGTGGCTTATACGGTGGCCACGCGCGGTGGGTTGGGATTCGCTGGTCGCCTCAACACCGTGGCCGTAGCGTGGGGCCCCGCTGGAGTCAAACTCTACGTCAATGGCGAGCTGGTGGCCACCGACACCAGCGCCCTGCCGGCGCTCAGTGGCAGCAACAGCGCCTGGCAGGTAGGCGGCAACAGCAGCTCAGGCTACTGCTGCTCCCCGCTGGCCATGCTGACGTGCCGAATTGAAGAGGGTGAGATGACGGCCACCGAGATCGCGCAGGTGCACACGGCGCTGACCGATCCTGTGGCGGTGGCCTTGGCCCTGACTGCTGCTGGTCGCACATTCCGCATCCGGCGGGTGCCGCAGACTATGCGGTCGTCGGCCCTTGGTTCGCAAGTGCTCGGCGTGCTGGGGCTGGGTCAAGTCGACTACGATCCGTTTACCGCCGACCCCTACAGCAAGGAGGCGAATGTTGGCTAACCTGACCTCAGATCAGTTGGCTGCGTTCGTCGCCGGCCAGCCGGTGCGGCAGACGTGGAGTATCAAGGCCCCCGTGCTGGCCGACCACTCAGCATACACCACGACAGTGATTGACGACGGAATCTGGTCGGCTGCTGCCGCGCCAAAGCGTCGAGTCATCAAGGCAGGCAGGCGCCAGCACACTGTGTGGAATTACCACCCGAAGGCATCGACGCAGCCTAAGGCGGTGCGGTATACCATTGAGGTGGACAATAGCGACGGGCTGTTTCACCGCAAGTCAGGTAGCGTCTGGAATCCGTTTGGGATCTACGATGCTGAGATCGCCGAGTGCTTCTTGATCCACAACATTGCGGTCCTGCTGCTTTCCGGTACGTGGTCGCCGATCACGCACATGGACTTTATCGGGACCGTCGTGAATGTGTCTTATGAAGGAAGCTCGGGGCTGAACAAGACTGAGGTGAGCCCTGGCGTTGTGTCGCCGGTCATTGTGCCCAAGTCGGCGACCATCACCAGTGAGCAGGTGGGCGCTTGGGCCACGCTGCGCTATGTGTTCACGAAGGACGACGCGATTGACGAGCAGATTGCCGATTCGCTTGGCAATCAGGCGTCTTTCACTGCACTGTAGGGGGTGTCATGTCGTTCCGATCCATGGATGCCGCCTGGTGGTCGTCTGATGGCGAGCCGGCCCGCTGGGGCACGAATTGGGACGGCAGCAGTCACAGCCGTTTCTATACGGGATCTGTGGCCAACGGGTGGCTGCGCTTCGGGTTCAGCGTGGGGACCAACGCGCAGGGGACAACGATCTTCTTTCAGGCGCCGTTCACGGTCGGCGGTTCTGGTGAAGTCCAGCAGGCTGAGGACAACTACGATACCGGGTTTTTCTACCTGCAGGAGATTGATTCGCCATGACGTGGTGGTATCCATATTCGTGTGCGCTGCCCGGCGAGCCCAACCTGTCTGGCGTGAGCAACGCCACGTTCAGCCAGCATGTACCCCTGCAGCCCTTTAACGTCATGGGCGAGCAGCGTCCTGTCTCCGACGCCACGGCACCATATGACCGCCTGTATTCTGCGTATTACCGCACGCCCTTCGTCTACGACATCGGCAACGACGGCTCGCTGCCGTGGTCGTCCACGGTTTCGTATTTCCGGCGCCCCACGGCTGGCAACAGCGTCTACGTGTGGCATTACCAGCCATATGCCTGGAACGGCACGCCGCCTGAGGTCTTCGCCGCGGTGCTGCTGCAGATGGGCCTGCCGCTGGCCTACATCGACCAGACGGCGTTCACCAACGCGCACACGCGCTACGGGGCGGTAGGCGGTGACGAGCCATGGGTCGCCAGCACGGGCCACACGACGCGCAACAGCCGGCAGATCTATTGCTGGCGCCGGGTAGGACAGAAACTGATCGACCTGCTAATGGAGATTGCCCGCCACGGGCGGGACATGTACTACACCAATGAGGCCGGGATCCTGGACGTCTCGAGCTTCACGAGCCCTGAGGAAACTGTCAGCTCGCTGACCTTGGTTGATGGTGTGCTGGGCGTCGAATGGGAATGGGACACCAGCCTGATTTTCAACAAGGTACGCGCCACCTGGGGCCACGGGTTCCGAGCCTGGGGCGGAGTTAGCGACCCGCCGGACGCTACTGGATACAACGTGAATGAGGAACCGAACCTCGACAGCTACATCGGCAACAAGTACGTGCACGAGGCGAGCAACGCGGCGAGCATTGCACGGCACGGCGAGCTGCCGCTTGGGTCGTCAAGAAGGACGACCATCGGCAGCGGCGCGAGCAAGGAGATGATTGTCTCCCACTATCCGTTTTACCTCGATCCGGGGGCAACTGACGCCGGTTGGGCTGCCGGCGAGGGCGGTATGCAGCATGTTGCCTACTGGCTGGCCAGCGACAGCAAGGCCCGCCGGATGGTGACCGTTCGTCAGGACTTCCGGGCTCTTGATTGGAGCGTGGGAGCAAAGCTGAATGGCGTGGCCGTGACGGACGACGGGCAGACGATCAGCGATGCGTGGGCCATTGAACGCGAGTACGATTTCGATAGACTGACGGTGGCCAGTGTGCTAATGGAGCAGCCGTCGAACACCTAACCCGAGGGGGTTGTCCCGTGAAGCGATTTGCCCTTGTCCTGGTGCTGCTGGCGGTGGCCTCGCCGGCGCTGGCCGACCTGACCGGCAGCGATATCAAGTGCGTTGCCGACACGACCCTGAGCTTCACTGCGGGGCTCAAGCAGTCGGGGCCGAAGTTCATGGATTTTGCCCTGGACGGCAACGCCGCTGTCCGGCTGGTGTGGTTCAAGCGCCCCGGCACGGGCCGTGACTCGGGCGACATCGCGCGCAGCGTGCTGATTTTCCTGCGCGACTACACGCCGCCGACGTCGTTGTACTTCCCGAGCGGGCCCGATTCGGCAAAGGTCGATCTTTCGACCGCAACCGAAGTGCTGATCCGGCGATGAGGAAGGCGCTTGGCGGACTTGTGATCGCTCTTTGCGTGGCGGCGCTGGCCGGCGCCTCGCGCACCGGCACGTACCAGGGCGGCAGCTATGGGCAGGCTGG